GGAGTCTTTATATAATCGGATAGTTATTAATACCTCAGAGGGGACCCCTAATGAACTCTTAGAAATACTAAGTCTACTATCTAAAGGAACCTCAACTAGGATTTATGAGCATTTTCCTTTAACTACCGCATTCTATACAAATGGGAGTGCTAGTAGTGCCTTAGCTAAGACTTTAAGAGCTTCATCCCCAACTACATCTGATGTTGTAAGTATCTACCATGACCCTCTAGATAACGCCCTAATACCTAGTGAGTTGGAGAATGCTCTTGGTATATTAGTTGATGATGAAAACAATGAATTTGAGAATGATGAAAGTAGGAATATAGCAGTAACTTATTTGGCTAGTTTAAATGTACAAAACTCAGAAAAAGCTATATTAGATGAATTAGATACTTATGATGCCCTCACCAGAGAGCCTTGTGAAGTTTATAGATAATAAGGAATAAAAATGGCAATTAATGAAGAGTCAGTCAGATGGGCCTCCCAGAATGAGACAGATGCTACAAGTGGATTAAGTAATAAAGTTGACCCAACGGCGAGTCAAAAAAACTCAGGGTTAAAGAGAGAGGAGCCAATTCCAAGACAATATCTGAACCATCAATTTAACGCCTCCTATGAAGCCCTTGTGGATCTACAGTCTCAGATAACTGCGTTGACACTAGATGCAGGGTCTGGATTGATAGGTCAAATATTCCCAGTCGGGGCATACTATATAACAGAGAATACTCAGGACCCTGCCACGACATTGGGTGTAGGCACATGGGTAAGAGTTAAGGGTAAGTTCCTAGTAGGTTTAGATGAAGATGACACTGACTTTGACGGTGTTGGTGAGGAAGGTGGAAGTAAAAACCACACACACACAAATACTCTCTCAGTAGCAGGACATGCTATAACCCCAAGTCAGCTACCTTCTCACAGCCATGACTTTACACAAGAGAATACAAGAGGGTTAGGTTCAGCGGGAGCGCAGAATGGTACTTCAAGTTTTGAGACAGCTACTACTCAGACTACTGGTGGAAACCAACCCCACACCCACGGACTTAACGGTGGAATTAATACAGCTTCAAACATACCTCCTTATAGAGCAGTGTATTTTTGGAGAAGATCAGCCTAGGAGAATTAAATGCCAACAGATGAAAGAATTCAGATATCCGAACTACCAGAACTTGACCCTCTAGATTTTGACTCAGAGAACCTACTTATAGTTAGAAAGATATCTAATAACGTGGACTATAAGTTTAAAGTCTCATCACTAAGGAATCTGATTTCTAATGTTGTTATAGGTAGTGGTAGCGTTATTATTGATGATTTGGTGAATTTGATTGTCCCACAAGTAGAGTCCAATTTTGAAGCGTTCTTAGAAGAACAGTTAATAGACTCTCTCCAAAGTAGTGAAGTTCTTGAGATAGTAAATAATGCCATAAAAGAAGTTACTTCTGCTTTAGAGATTGATGAAAGAAAAGATATTGTAGCTATAGTTAATGGTATCTTTGAGAATGCCCAAAATAGCAGGGAGCTTGACAGGGCTTTAGACATAGTTAACAAGAAAGTATTTAGTATAGCAGAGAGTTTTATCCCAAGATTGGAGAGAGACTTAGCTAAAGTAAATGAGGACTTAGAGAATTTAAACTCAGCTGATCTAATTAATCTGCAATCTGACTTAGATACCCTGACAGGAGAACTAAGTACATTAAACACAGTTACCTTAACAGGTATAGTCAGTGATATCACCGCCCTAAATGAAGCACTAGAAGGGATAGGGGAAGCTGATCTTTCTGGTGTAGAGTCAGATCTCCGAGACTTAAGCGATAAGATTGACATCCTAAACGATACAACTATCCCCGATGTTAACACCACCTTATCTGGACTTAATGATGACTTGACTGCATTAGATGATAAGTTTCCCTTAGCTACAGAGGATCTAGCAGACGGCATTATAACTAATGCTAAAATAGGTTTGAAAGCTATATTAGCAGGTAGCCTAGCAGATGGTACTATAACTAGTGCTCAGATGGGACCTAACTCTGTACTAGGAGGTATATTAGCTGACAATGCTGTCTCTGTTAGTAAGATAGTAGATGGAGCTATTACAGCCCTTAAATTGGGTAATGGATCTGTTACTAGTGATAAAATTGGCACAGGTGCTGTAAGCAATAATAAAATTATTGATGGAGCTATCACGGAGTTAAAGCTAGGAAATTTAGCAGTAACTAATGCTAAGATAGGAGCCAATGCAGTTACTGGAGGGAATATACTTGGGGGTACTATAACTGGTAATAAGATTGCTGGTGAGACCATCACAGGTACGTTAATAGCCGCTAATACTATAGTTGGTGGAAATATTCTTAGTGGTAGTGTGAATGCTAATAGATTAGAAGCTAGCACTATCACAGCAGGACTTCTTGCTTCAGATGCAATCATAGCTAGGCATATCTTAGCTGGAGAGATCACTGGTGATAAGATAGCCGCCAGTACTATCACGGGTGGCAAGATAGTAGCTAATTCTATAGATGGTGATAGAATAACCACTAATACATTAAATGCTTCTAAGATAGTAGCAGGTAGCATTGGTTCTGACAGGATAGCCGCTAATACTATCACAGCGGGGAATATAGCCGCTAATGCAATAGGTGTTAGTGAGTTAAGTGCAAATAGTGTAAACGCAAGTAAAATTGTAGCTGGTAGTATCACTACTGATGAGATAGCCGCCAATACTATAGAAGCGGGTAATATTAAAGCTAACACTATTACTGGTAGTGAAATCCTAGCTGGTAGTGTTGGTGCTGATAGAATAGTAGCTAATAGTATAACCACTACACAACTGTCAGCAGGTAATATTAACGGCAATGTAATCACAGCTAACACTATTAATGGTGATAGGGTAATAGCTAACACTATAAATGGTAATAGGATAGTAGCAGGAAGTTTAGGAGCTGATAGGATAACAGCTAATAGCTTAACCGCTGGACAAATAGCCGCTAATGCAATAACTACTAGTGAACTAGCCAGTAACTCTGTTACAGCAGTAAATATTTTAGCCGGTAACGTGACAGCGGGGAAACTCTCTGCTAATAGTGTCGTAGCAGGGAATATTCAAGCGGGTCAGATTACAGCTACCAAGATGGCTGTAGATGCAATAGAGACTAGTGCAATTAAGGCTGGGGCTATTGTTGTTGATAAATTAGCCTCCAATAGTATATCAGCAATTAAGATACAGTCAGATGCCATAACCTCTGACAAGATTTTAGCTGGGGCAGTAACTGCGATAAAGATACTCTCAGGGTCTATCACTACAGCTAAGTTAGATGCCTCAGCAGTGACAGCAGATAAGATAGATGTTGGAAGCCTCACAGGTGTTATCCTAACAGGTACAATCCTTAGAACTAAGGCTTCAGGCAATAATAGAGTAGTAATTGGTGACACAACATTCCCACTGTGGTTTGGGGATGGTACAGTTGGAACATCAGGTGGTAAGTTCTATGTAACTAATGGTGGTGTCATAGTAGCTAAGAATATTGTCATTAGTGGTAATAGTCAATTCGGGGGAACTCTAAACGGGGCTACAGGAACTTTCTCAGGAACTTTGAGCGCCGCTACAGGATCATTTAGCGGAGGGATAACTTCTAGCACAATATCTGGGGGTGTAATTAGATCCCCTAGAATGGAGCTAGTAGGGTCTAACTTTATGAAGGTTGAATTGGCGAATGGATTTGGCCCTGATAACTTATGGTATTGGTTTGGGTCTAAAACTGTAGATGGTAGTGGCAACCCAGTACTGACTAACTTAAGCAAAGCTAATGCAAAGGAATGGAAAGACACTAATGGAAACGCTTACTTTGGTGGGACATTAAGTGCAGGGACACGATCTGAAGCAATTAGGACTGGTAATAAAAACTTAAACCGATCTATCACATTAGGTCCATTTGGTAGTGGAGGGGGAAATAGAGATGTAACTGTGAGTTTTAACTACTCCGCTGGATATAACAGTGGCCCCTGTGATAACTCACCAACCCAACCTTCAGGTAAATTAAAACTGTACAGGTCATTTAACGGCTCCAGTTTTAGTCAGATTGGGGGGACTACAAACTTGTCAGGTTCGACCACATCAAACAACTCTCCTTTTGGCAGTGGGTGCTTCACAGAGGAAGAGATGTTTGGGAGTATAACGACTACGGATACCTCAACGACTACAGGTAATGTCTATTATAAAGCTGAAATTACTGACCAAGTTAGGTATCATAATGTACAAGACATACAAGACCAAGAGCTATCAATAATAAGTGTAGAAGAGTAATAAATAACATAAGGAACAATAATGGCAATTAATCCAGTAAAGCCAATAACATCTAGCAATGCCACAGCAACAAATGGAAGTACTACTGTAAGCGTCACAGGGGCTGTAGATTGCTCTAAGATATATCAAGGCAGTATCTTACACTTAGGCGGTAATAATCCCGTAGAGGCTATATCAGGCACTGTAGCTAACGGTAGTGGTGTGAGTACGATCACCTTAAGAAACAACTGGCCTTTTTCAACTATAACAGGGCCCTTACTGGTTTTCAATACTATTGAGGGATTAGTGGGGGCTATACAGAAAGCCCAGCAAATAGTAGAACAAACATCTGGGTTAGAATCTATTGGAGGTACAGGGTTTGTAGAGAAGACAGGGGATAACACTTACTCAACACTAACAGCCACTACTAAGGGAAAGCAGATACTGAGTTCCGCTGATTCCCAAGAGGCTAGAGATATTATTGATCTAGGAACAAGTGCTATAGCTGATCTTACTACTTCTCCATCTGACGCCACAGCTAACCGAGTTTTTAAAGTTGGAGATAATGTAGGGATTACATTTGGGTCGAACACAAACGGTAGTTTTACACGTTGGCCCGATGGAACAATGATATGCTACCACACCATAACAACTTCAGCTAGTGGAGAGGTTAGTTGGACATTCCCTTCAGCGTTTGACGCCAACCCAGTAGTAACGGGAAATCCAGTAACTACAGACATTGTAATATACGGGTTAACAGTAAAGTCATCGAGTACATCAGCGGCTGAAATAAACTTATTGAGTGGAACCTCAAGAGTCTCAAAACCCGTAAATCTAATAGCGATTGGGAGATGGAAATAATGTTTAATATAAGTTTAGTTCCTATTGCCAATAACACCCCTAGGACGGTTGCGATAAAGGTACTTCCCAACTACAAATTATCTTACGATGGGGATGTCTATGATTTCTCATCTATATTGGATGGACAACAAGTAGTTGCGGAGTACCCTGCAATGGGTGTTATAAAGAGGGTAGAAGGTGTTATAAGCATAACCCTAGCATTTCTATATGACACCTCTCTAGCAGAGCCACACCAGCCCACAGACACTTCAGGGTTTACCTATGAGTTAAGTAGTGGATTTGTCCCAGACCCAGTAGCATACAAGTAAGGAATAGAAAATGTTTAGTTTATCAAATATAAGAGACACTTCTTATTTCGTAGCTAAAAGCCTAGAACTGAGTATTAAGAATAGTTTAAACTCACTAGACTTAAAAGCTGAAGAGATTCGAGCATCATACCCTGCTAAGGGATCCCTAATAACCAAGGAGTATGACCTAGCTTTAGCTGATGCTGTAGCTTACAGAAGGGATAATACAATAATCCCCGCGACTTTACTAGATTTCTCAGATGCTACAGGGATGACACTAGAGGTTTGTGCTAATATAATATTAGAGACAGCCGCGCAGTTCGAAGAAGTATTGAGGGAAGTTAGAAAAATAAGGTTAGCAGGTAAGTCACAGTTGAGGTTAGCTACATCAGGCCACGATCAGATACTTATTAACTTCATGTCACAATTGGACTTATTAATTAACACTGAGGAGTAAAGGTAATGGAAGATAACCCTAGCTTGTGGAGTCTAGTAATAGCTCTATCGACTTTAGTAGGGGGTGGGGCATGGTTTTGGTACGATAAGAAAGCTAAAGATAAAGAATTTAGTAATCTAAGTGAGAAAGTAACAAAACTTAGTGATAAGCAGATAGAGCAAGAGAATAAGTTTGTAACAGAAACTCGTACAAGAGAGATCCTCAGGGAAGAGATTGCAGAACTAAAGAAGGATATTTCTAGCGTCAAAACCCATGTCTATAGTATTAGTGATAACTTATCTGGCTTAATAGTCGAGATAAGGGTTCTAACTGCTATACAAGACTTACTAAAGGATAAACAATGAGAGTGTTCCTAATAGATGATGACTTGAAGGTATTAGTCGTCTTATCCAAAATACTGAAGGAGGCTAATATAAGTGGAGCTTTCTGCGCCTCATCTACAGTAGATGTTGTGGAAAAGATTCTAAATTTCTTACCAGATATTATTATTCTAGATTTGTATATGCCGGAAAAAGATGGCTTCTGTCTCTATGATGACTTAAGAAAGATTAAGGAGCTTGATCATATTCCGATATTAGCTACGTCCTCCTCAGAGAATATGAAAGATAGATTAAGAACTATTAACACGGGGTTTAATCAATTTCTGCCTAAGCCTATCACAAAAGAGAGTTTACTCAAGGCGATAAACACAGAGGCGGCGTTAAGTCAGATATCTAGAAGTATATCTCAAGCACTCTTAACACTAGAGAGGTATTAAATGATAATTAAAATTCTCTCCTTAATAAAAAACTATAAAAAGATAGGTTATATTATTGGAGCAGTAACGGTTATAGGTACGCTATATTTAGGCTACCAAAACTTTCAAGATAAATATTTTCAACAAGGGTACTCACAAGCTAAGCAAGAATATGATGTTATGGTAGCTGAAGCTGTCAATAAAAATAGAGTTGAGTATGAATTAAGATTAGTTAAACTAAGACAATCTCTGAGACAACAAGCAGTGGATGAGCAAGCTAGAAGAGTAGCTGAGGTAGCCACTGATAAAGAGGTAGTTAAAGTTGTAGAATATATAGAGAGGAAAATTTATGTTAAGAAAGAGTGTAATACTGTTGACCCTGTTCTTATCAGCTTGTTCAACGATTCCGTCAGTAGAGTCAATAGTAGTGGAGAAGATAAACCCTGAGCTATTTAAAGCTCCTGTGACGCCATCTTTACTAATACCATGTAGGGTAGCTTACCCTCTAGCAGTTTATGAGGGTGAGGGGACTCTGGAGAGCTTCTATAGCATCTCAGCGTACAACTTAGGTCAAGTTGAGAAGTGTTATGATAAGGATGAGGCTTTAGTTAAAGAAATACGGGAGGATGAGGATGGAAATCCATAAACAGCTAAGAGAGTTTGCTACTACTCTCAATAGGTTTTGCTTTATAGAGATAATGGTCCTTGGATTCTTTTGTTGGCTCTGTTACGACTTACTAATGTGGTATAAGTCTATAATGACAGTTGATAGCTTTAACGCTACAGCATTCTGGGCGGCAATGACAGGTATTATAGCTGGGGTATTTACAACCATTAAGCATATAAACTCAACTTTCGATAAGGATAAATAGTAAATGGATATAATTAGGAGAGAGTTTAAAACTCATTGTGAAGGTAAGATGATGTACCCAGATGATAGCTATACTTGGTGTCTGGAAAGGCCTTGGCTAGACAATACTCCGTACTTAAGCTGTATACCTTATGGGAGTTATTTAGTAGTCCCAGATGATACAGGCAGGTTCAGGTATTTCAGGATCATGGATGTCCCTATGAGGACTGATATAGAGTTTCATGGGGCTAATAGGGTAGAGGAGCTACTAGGCTGTATAGCTCCTTGTATGAGCCTTAAGAATGGCATAGGCTATAGAAGTAAAGATGCCTTAGCCAAACTAGTTAGTTGGTATAGTGATGACAAAGGAGTTAAGAAATCTTTTATACTAAACATAGTCAAGTACAGTCCTTTTAAACATGGTAAATGGAAATAGCCTTTAGGGGCTATTCCATATCTAGGCAATAGTGTATAACCTCACACTGACCTTAAATCACTATAAATATAGTTTTGTAGGTTAAGCCAGTCAACTTTGTGTAGCCTTTGTTCTACTCCCGCTATATTAACTACATACTGTGGCTTACCCATAAACATTAATACAAAGAGTACAGGCCATAGGAGCAACAATGCCAATACCCACCAATACCACTTAGGCCACACAGTCTCAACATTTATAATTCTAACTGTATCATGTGGGCCTACCTCAATAAATTTATCTTCTACTGTCTGTGCATAGTACATATTATTCAACCTCCACTAATGAGATAACATAGTCTATAGCATCTATGGCATAGACATAATCATCATGATCTACTTTAAAGTGAGGTTCTAGTGTCTCTACCCAAGCCAAGTACTCGTAGCTCTCATCATCTCCAAACTTTCCTTTCAAAAACCCATTTAGACGATTAGCCCTAGAGATGCAATCCTCATCAAATAATGCCCAGAATAAATCATCATCTAGCCCAGTGAAATCCTCTTGAAAACAACCAAAACTAGTATCCTTAGTATTCTTCAACAATCTTAAATCAAAATCCGCATCTAAATATAGCCCCATCGAGTTAAAGAAACTATCACTAGCACACCAACCTAACATACAGCAACTATACCCACAGTCCTCATTTAGAGTATCCTTGTAATCTTCATATCTATTTAGTGCAGATGGTATCTCTTTGTTACCCTTTTCCTCCCACATTGGCTTAAGTGACTCTCCCCAATACGACATATCTAATTTCTTCCCTGCAATATTAGCAGAAACCATAACTCTCTTAACTTCATTTAGGAAGTCAACAGGGTGTAATTGCTCTCCTGTCCAAGGGGTGATCTTAGTTACTTCTTTCATAAATTACTCTCCTTATATGTAGCTTCTAGTTTAGCGATTTTATCTTCAAAGGCTTTGTTTGCTTCTAATGCCTGTAACTTTAACTCATTTATCTGACGTTGTAAAGGGGTATCTTCAGTAACAATGCAATCTGGATCTACTCTGTAAGTTATCTTATTAGTCAACACTGGCATAGGTATTGTTCTCCAATTAATACCATCCTCACTAAATTGTATTCTAGCTCCCTTGAAGCCCTCCTTCAGTGCATCTACATCAGGGTGAGAGATAGGGGGATATTTATATTTAACCTCTTCAACTTCTTTACCTGCTAGTTTGAAATTATCAGAGTTATGTTTTCCAATGTAACCCTCCAGAGTAAGTTGGTGAAAGTAACAGACCTCCACCACAGAAATATCTCCACGTCTCATGCCACCATATGTACCCCAGATTCTCTGAACCCTATCCCCTACTTTAAATTGACTCATAAATAACACTCCTCATATAAATTAAACAAAAAAAAACTCCCTAACCACTCAATGAGAGAAGTATAGGGAGTTTAGTATTCTAAGTCAAGATATTTTTAATCTTTATTTTTAAAGTGTATGATTGTTTTATTATTCTTCCGTACAAAATAAGAGACACCTAAGACAAGGAAATATACTATAACTGAGACAAGGGTCATTAATCCAAATACGGTCCCAAAGAATACCTCATCTGTAGTTAGTCTACCTCCCTCTACTTTAGCCACTCCCAGTGTAGCTACAAATCCCGCCAATACCCATATCATCACACCTAATAAGATTTCCACTAGCCCTTAACATTCCAACGGAGGTCTTTAAGTTTGACTTCTCTTAAGTTAACTTGATTACCACTACTAGCTAAAATAGACTCATCAAGCATATCTACCCGAAATGAGTTGTGAATTTCAATAGCCGCCGCAACTTCTCCCTCTAGCAGTATCTGTTGGATAATCATATTATCTTCAGCTAAGTCTGTTGTAATCTTTTCAGAGAATACTAGAGAGTCCACAGCATCTAAACCTTTACTATCATCAAATAATTCTACTGTTACTGTTTTACGTGTTGTCATGTTTATATTTCCTTTTTGGTCGTTTAAATTAATATCACTAACTTCTGTATCTGCATTGCAATAATCAAAGTACTCATCCCAACCCTCCACACTCTGTCTGTCACGATTAAGTTTTAACTTAGATGGGTTAAAGTCATAACTGTATTCTAATTCTGTCTCTGATACCCAAATACCCCCAACATAGATATTACAACACCGCTCAAGAAGTATTCTACCATTTTCCGTTGCTATAACTTTGCCAACAGATTCCTCGGATTGCATGTACAAACATCTGTCCTGAATTTGGTCAAACATGTCTTGGTTTATATCATGTATGGCAATTGTAAAGTCATCACTGCTCTTAAAGGTATCTTGGTATTCATGTATAGCTAAGAAATTAGCATCAAAATCCTCGGAGTGTTCAAACTTAGGTATCCACTGTTTTGAGCCATTATAGATAATAACTTCATGCCCCTCCCTAAGCAATACACCCATACTAACGACTAAACCCTCTCCATGTCTACCAACTGATTCTTCTTTACCTCTATTCTCAGAGACTCCCATTAATAAGTATTTAGCATCTAAGGTAAAGTTTTTAGTAGTTAGGACTAAGGTGTTAGATGAGTAATCCCACTCAAAAGGATTGTCAGAGTCTAGTGCATTAGTCACAAATTCCCTTACTCCATCTACTGCTGACCATGATAGGCAATATTGATCTGATATCATGGTGTTGTATACTTTATTCATAAGACTCCTCAGCCTATCATATTAGGCGTTATAATGTTTAACTGGTAGGGTAGCTTAACTGACCCATCTATAATAGCGTAGGGCTAGCTGTAGACCCTTAGGATTGTGATGCACTCTCATATATGTCCCTCCAGAAATCATAACCACTCCCTTTTTACTGAACTTAACCCTGAGTAAACCCTACGTACATCCTCAACCTTTCTTTCTATAGTATACCTAATTACCCCTACAAGTATACCTTTTTTAGTAGCTATGTCAATCATATTCTTTGTACCTTTAGATCTCCCATCCCAAAAAGCTAACAATCTATCCCCGTACTCAGCCATTTCAGCGTTACGTAGGTGTCCTGCACTTTTGCCATATAAGTCCCAATCAGCGGGGAACCTTTTAATCTTAATTCCATTACTAGTGGCCCACTGCTCACCACATTTATCTGCTCCATTAGCTGTACCACTTACAATCTCTGTTAAACAGTAGAGAGCTTGATATATATCTAGTACTTTAGCTAACATTATGGCATCTTTAAAAGTCCTACCTCCTGCCACTATTAACTTCATCGCAGGCTTACCTTAATTTTATTTATACGATGATTTCTAAGGTCCCTGTCTAGTTGGTCATATATCCCTTGACAATCCCCCTCATTAAACCTCTTTAAAGCTTCCCCTTCACAAGTAGCTTCCACTACATATACAGCGCGACCCTTACTCTCCCCCTCAAATGGAACCTCTACATTATATAACATATTTTACTCCTTAATCCTAAACCACTTATCTTTAGGATTATACCCAGAGATAGCTATCCATTTATATCCTTGCCCAGAGAGTCTGTCCCTAGACTTAACCCTGAGCATACGGTTATCTAAAACCCACCCCTGAACCTCTAGCACACAATGCCCTTCACCACTTTCTGTAAGGCATACTACTAACCTACTATTCTCTATATTCTTTCTTCTACATAACATCCTACAAGCCAATGCAAAGTCTTCACAATCCCCAACTATACTTGTAGTTCCATTGTAGAACTCAGGTGGGGCTACCCATTTCTCTAAAGTTTGATATTGCTCTAAGTCAGTCTTGTACTCAAAGTTATTAAGCACAGTCCTATGGATACTCCTTAACACTTCTAATAAATCATCCATTAGCAATCAAACTCAGGGTTTTCTTTCTGAGCCTCCTCACATCCAGTGACAATAACTTCTACATTTGTCGTTTCAAAGGGTGTAGGAGGGGCTACAGCGGCACAAGAGACTATAGCTAATGCACTTGCTAGGGCTAGGAGTTTAAAAGCCGTCAGAGGTGCTGTAAAGTGTTTATAATTTTTCATAAAAATCCCCATTCCAATTAAGGCTGTAAAAAATACTAGCCCAATACTCATGTCCTTGTGGAGTGTCATCCCACACAAAAGCTCTATTCAAACTTAGTTCAGTCATAAAGTACATTAGAGCTTTCTCACCACTTAAGTTTACAGCAACTGTGGCTAATTCTTGCAAAGCTATATCCCTTCCTATTAGACTAGCTACCACATCAAAGCAAGCAATAGTCCTTACATCTAACTCTTTCATTATAAAAATCCTTCTAGTAGTTTAGTTAACCCACCATTAGCAACAACCCAATAGTAGAACAAGTAGATAGCATAGCCTAGTCCAAACCAGAATGCAACCCTTAGAATGAACTGTAGTAATATATATTTCTTCATTATGACTCCTCCGCGTGTTGTTCTAAAATTTCTATAGCTTCTTTAAGATCGTATATTTCATCAGCTAATTTATCGTAACCTTCTAAAGTACCCGCAAGTTGGAGTACATAATAACGACTCTTTAACTCCCACTCTAGTATCTGTAGCACTGTCCCCATAACTTTTTCCTTAATTATCAAACCAAAAAACAATTCTAAAATCATCCATATCTTTTTCATCAATATCGTTAGGGTAGTACTTACGGAATCTTTTACACATAGCAATGTAAAGCCCTTGCAGTGGGTTTTCTCCAGTTCGTTCCCAACTTCTTCTTACATATGTCTTATCGCTAGTCCCTTGACACCATGAGTCAGGTTTAATATTACAATAATCTAAATCATCAGCCTGTTTTTGGCTTATTAACCCTGTAACTTTTACAGGCTCAACAGGCTCATTTAAATCTATAAATCTTTTTACGTCCCTCAATGTAACAAAGCTATGTGAATGCCCATCACAATCTATTTCATCGCACTCACGCTTAACTAATTCAGTTGCATCATCAGGTATACCCCTTGGCTCAGATATTTTAGGCGATAATTCTGTATAATCCCTAACCCCGCATAAGGACGTAAACATAAAGTAATTTCTATCGCCAAATAATTCAACAAGATTGTACTCACGCTCATCATCCCAGCCATCCTTGCGGTAATAAGGATTTAACTCAAAGTGATCAGCAGATACCCATAATCTACTGCCATTAATAACTACACTTTCTTCGCAAAACATATGTATATCACATCCCATCTTCATTCTCCTTAAACAAAAAAAAACCCCTAAACCAAACCAATAAAGGAATGATATAGGAGTTTTATATTTATGTCAATGTTATTTTAAGGTTATCTTAGTTCTGTCTTCTTTTTATCTCCTGTCACAGGCTCATCAGGGCTTGACCCTTTTGAGCCACTCTTTTTTGATTTCCTTTTAGTATTGCCCCAGTAGGCTAGTCCAACTAAAAGTAGCACCACTAGTATTACACCACCTAATTCTTCCATCATATCTTCCTCTTGTTTAGTTTAAAAATCATCCCAGCCATCTACACTTTCACTCCTTGAATAATTTGTGTTAGTCCCCTCAAACAGAGGATCTAACACAATACCTTTTAGCCACTGTTAGCTAAATATTTTTCATACTTACTATAATCGACTTCACCTGATAGTTTAGCATGGCTATAGCCTGTAACCTTACTCTCAAAGAAGTTGGTATGAGCTTGAGCTGTCAGTAAGTAATCTATCCACTCTAAGGGGTTCTCACATTCCTCGTGTGTTAAGTCAAGCTGTTGTAGCCTTAGATTACCTAAGTACTTAATAAAGCCCTTAGCCTCAGGTAGAGTTAAATCCTCTTGGTCTCCCATCTCAAATACAAGCTCAAGAAACTTACATTCAGCATCTACGTAGCTCTGAACTAAGTCCTCTACAAAACTATCTAGTTCCCTAGCTTCATCGAAATTTAAGCTTTGCCTAATAGTAAGGTAAACTCTGATATTCTTATCAACATGGTCAGCTTCATCTTTTAAGCTCCATTCGTTAACACTATTAAAATTACTTACTAGTCCAAACCTTCTTAGGTTAAGTAGACAAGCGAAAGCACCAAACAATGAAATACCTTCACCTAGGAATATGACAGCCAACTGCTTACAGAAGTTTAAGGGTATATCTAGATCACCTACCCCTTGAGCCAAGATATCTATTTTATCTTGCATCTCTTTGTAATTTTTAAACTCACTCCAATCACTATTACTAAAACCAAATGTTTCAGCGGCTAAGGCGTAAGCTCTTTGATGAGTAACCTCTCTAGCCGCAAAAGTCATCCACATAGTTCTAATTTCATTATTCTTTACATGATAGATAATCTTAGAGTAGCCTGTACCCACTTGTACATCCATTTCTGTAAACAACATTAGTAATTTATCTATTAGATTCTTATTACTCTCATGGCTAACATTCTTTGTAGCTAACCCACCTTCAGTATTGTACTGCCTAAGGTCATCCATAAGGTCTACTTGACCCTCATTCCAGTTCATATCTATTCTATGAGTTTTCTCGGCGGCAACTGCCCACTCATAGTGGAATGGTCTATAAGATTTATTCTCTTCAAATACTTTCACTATGCTTCACATCCTATACAACTTGAATCCATTAAACTTACAGATGGTTTTTTATATTCCACCTTCTTCTTAAGAGTATCTGTTTTATCAGTCTCTTCACCCCTACAGTAGTAAAGAGTTTTAACTCCTTGCACCCATGCTAACATATGTATATTACTCATCTCTTCTAATGTGATGTTATTCCTTACAAAGATATTAACACTCTGGGATTGACAAATGTAGGGCTGTCTCTCTCCTGCCTGATAGATTATCTGCAATTGATCTATCTCATAGGCGGTTTTAAACACTTCCTTTTGATGATCATCTAAGAAATCTACATGCTGAACACTCCCCTTGTTTTTTAGGATGTCTAGCCATACGGACTTAGTATTTAAATTCTTACTCTCTAGTATTCTCTCTAAGTACTTATTCTTAATTAAGAAACTACCTGCCCTGCCCTGAGCTGTAAACGCATTGCTATTCCAAGGCTCAATGCTAGGAGAGGTTCCTACTCTTGATGAGGAGGTAGCATTAGGGGCTAGCGCAAATAAATGACTATTCCTCATACCACTCTTAGAGCAATCATCCGGCTCTCCTCTTAGTATAGCTAATCTCTTACTCTCGGCTATACCTTTTTCTCTAATATCTTTATAGAGTATATGTGTATGTTGTATGGCACTCCCAAAACCCCCACCCTCAAAAGGTATCATCTTACTTTGTAGGTAGCTATGCCAACCTAAAGTTCCTAGACCAATAGCTCTTTCTTTAATAGCAGAGTATCTGGGCCTATCTAACTCTTTAGGGGCTAGTCTAATAAAATACTCTAAGATATTATCTAACAATCTGATTAAGTCTGCGACAATGTTAGTATCTTTCCAGTTATCATATTTCTCTAAATTAAGTGATGACAGGCAACAAACAGCAGTTCGCTTGTTTGATGTTCTGAGAGTGATTTCACTACATAAGTTACTTTGGGAAACAGAGTACATTGGGTGGGTAATCCAATCAGGTATGTTTCTATTAACTGTATCTTTGTACATAATATAGGGTTCACCAGTTTCAAATCTTCTCTGGAGTATCTCCTCCCATACTTCTTTTGCTCTCAGAAATTTACCTGTAGGTCCATGCTTAGGGTCAGTAAGCTCATATGTCTCATCCTTAATTACCGCTTTCATAAATGAATCTGGAATATTGACAGCGTTATGTAAGTTAAAACACTTTTTGTTCATATCCCCACCTGTATGATCTCTCATACTAAGAAAGCTTAGTATCTCTGGGTGGTCTATGTCCATATAGGAGGCTATAGAACCCCTCTTAGCCTTTGTTTGCTTATAAGCTAAGGCATCAGCGTCATACCCTCTAAGGTGTGCCATAACCCCCGTAGATTTATTATCAGGACTACGGTTAGCTGAGTATACGCCAATACCCCCTCCCATCATAGCTAGCCAAGCGGTTTCTTTTCTAGTTTCTACTAGAGCCTCTCTGGTGTCCCCTATGTACGACAGGAAACAGTTAATAGGCATACCCGATGGGGAGACATTATCTTCCAGCCAATTCCCAGCTTCCTCAAACTCTTCTTCAGAGAAGGTAGGCCAAAGAGTCTCTACGGCATTAATTAAAGGAGCACCCGCAAATGTAAAATAGCCTTTAGAGGCGTAGTCGTATATTCTTTGTGCAAACTCGTAATCCCCGAAACTATAACAGGTAGATGCCCTAGCTAAACCTTGCTGTGGGGAAGTCTCATGATCTAATTTGTAGAACCCTTTTCCTGTTAATAGGGCTAACCCTTGCTCTGTTATATCGTTATCTCTCTCGTAATCTATCACTATGCCCAAGTACTCTTGTACAGTGTTATACATCCATTTTACCTCTCTTATTTGTTTTGGTATTTATTTGTCTGATTAATAAATGCAAGCCATTCTTTATCCTGTCTACGTACCCCTACCCACCTCTCACAGTTAACTACTTGTCCTGCCCAGTTCCTGTGGGATAGCTTTTGGGACTCTATCGGGTAAGTTGTGTCCATTCCGAACGTAAATAATAGTTGCTTAAAATCCTCATAATCACAGGAGCTAGGTGTAGGACATTTAGCTTTATACTCCTTACTAATCACTATATCGCTCATGCTAACTTCCCAAGCGTTCTCCTGTTCTAAGAATTGGTTTAATGTGGCTTCAACAAACTCTTCTTTACTTTTGCTCATCTACTTGCTCTCCTCTGTGCTTTCCTTTAACTCACTAATAAACTCTTCTAAGCCTAGCATCTGAGACTCTATCTGCATTAAGTGGTACTCTACCGCCTTTAGGTTTACTACTACTGAGGTTACAGTAGCAGAGATCTTTAACTCACTGTTACTGTGCTTTTTACGTTTATCTTTATTATGTATCGGCTCCGCGTAAGCATTAGCTATACTGGCTAACCCTTGAAGATTTGAAACAATGCCTTCTAAATTCTCTCTCATTACTACTCCTAAATTATATGATTTAACTCTGAACCCTGCTCTAGCATCTTACGATACTGGTAGAATGACTTAGTGTTGAAGTTTCCTCCAAAGTAACTCTTATCTGTCTGTGAGAGTGTCATGCCATCTACGAATGACATAGACATTGCCTGATGCTCACAAGGACTAAAATGAGGAGGATTAATAGAGAACTCCCCATTAGTGGGTAAGTTAAGCATATCATATATCTTAATAGCTTTCACAAGGCTATCATCTAATACCCTGTAACTAACTTGACCACAACATGAGGTTGAAACCTTAATAGCTCCCTCTAGTGTTGTTATCTCCTCACTTAGAAACCACTGCTTTCCCCAAATATCACTCTCCCACTCTACATATGGTAGATGCCACTGATTAAACTCTAACAACCTTGGAGAGCTATTGTCAATAGCTTCTTTTATCTTCTCTGCTAGAGCCCTAAACTCAGGTTGGGCATCTTTATGAAGTCTAAGTTTAAAGATATCCTCCCAAGCGGCTTTAGTGGCTGTTATGACTCCCTTTGTCCATACATAGGGTTCTAGGATACGATTAACTATCTGCTTGTGGTATCCCGACTCAGTCATGGCTGTAGCTATGGCTACAGCTTCCTTACTAGCTCTAATCCAAGCCCCTCTGCCTGTCAAGGTCTCCGTATAGACCTCACAATCTCCCAAAACAACTAGGTTATCCTCCTCTTTATCTGCAACCATCCCTCTTTGATTAGCCCCAAAGTGAACAGGAATAGCGGGGTCATTTGCCACTTGCTCTAGCATCTTAGCTACAGGGACAGCTCTGCTACTTTGGTAATTCCTAGAGAGAGTTCTGTGAGTATTTATCTCAGCTAAAATAAACCTATGAAACTCAACTTCCATAGTTATTAACTCATCCCCTTGATGAACTCTACTGTGGCAAATTACATTAGCACTTATACCCATTACTTAGGACCTCCTTTATCAAACCAGCCATACTTATCTGCCAAAGCAAATCCCAACAGTAAGTCATCTACATCCTTCTTATCTAAGTAGTATGTGTAGTCACCAAGATCTATAACTACTACTCCATTGTCATGATCATCTTTAGTTAAATTTACAGTGTCGTTAATCTCAATAACATCTATAGAACTATCTATGGGGTTTCCATCTAAATCTACTCTCATATCCTCTCTCCCTTGTGTTTCACTGGACTAATATTTTAACATAATCTAGATCACATATCTACTAAAACTTCTTACCATTATCTAAAGCCCTATTCTCTAGTTTATGGTCTACCCGCGTAGAATTGAAATCTAGTTTATCTTTAACTGGCTGTGCTATATTATGCCCCCTAGCTTTAGCACAATCTAGTGTAGTGTCAATCATGGCTGAGTATAGTTTATTAAGAGTAGTATTCTCACTGCCTACGTACAACGCCTTAGCAAAATCTGTTATAGTACAATTAACAGCTAAATGATTCATGCCCACACTATTATCTCTCCCGATAAGTAGATTAATGAACTCAGTGGGTTCGTATGTTAATTCTAACCTCCCTCCTAAATCTAGGGCTCTTATAAGGACATCAGCAAGCTCTACAGCCTCCATCTTGAAGTAGGGTAGCTTATCATCCATTAAGTTCTTTCTAGCCCCCTCTGTGGCTTCAGAAACCTCGGTGGAGATCAGCTGTAGCTTCTGGAATAGGCACTCATTGTCATTTTCCCACCAGCCCATGTTAATATTATTGTCATGAATACTTTTACTTAACTTATTTAGATAATTCTTGTGCAAACTAAAACTCCTCTATGTCATATAATGTGTCTACGTACTTAGCCCCCTCTACACCTTGGTTAAAAGGGTAAGAGAGTAGGTAAGTTTTTATTCCCAAGGCTATTGCCTTAGTGGCGTGTATCCCATTATCCTCTACAAATACATCCGGTTCCATGTCTTTTAGAGCTTCCTCTTTGCAAGCGCCTAGTTCTATTATTTTAATCTCTTTAAATGCTATATCAAAAACTACTTGAAGGTAGTCCTTCCTAAACTTTGCTTGCTTAGCATCAGACCCAAAAGCAGTCAGTATAGATACATCCCAACCCTCAGTGTAGAAGTCTAGGAGTGTAGCCCTCGCACCGTCAATCAGACTTAATGCCCTAGGATACCCATTAAATTCTAGTATAAGCTCATAAAACCTCTCCTTAGGCATATCTATGAACCAGCTAGACATATCGTAGGTATCTCTACTACTGTCAGGGTCCATTTTATAGTAGTAGTTCTCTTGAACCCAATCTATAAAACCACCATGCCAATCTAATAATACACCGTCTATATCAAATACTATATGCTTACTCTTAGCCATGCTGTAACTTCCTCTTCAACTAATTCATAGAAATCATCTAGAGTAGAGTTGTTATGTACATGAACACAGTCTACTCCAAGGTAGTCAATGTCTAAGTAGTCTCTACTGTCCTTGCTATAGTCTCTACCACCCCTAAATATCTTAACTACTAAGACGTTTCTAGCCCCAACTAAGTTAATGATGGGGATCATCTCAGCATTAAAACCTCCATCTGAGAATAAGTTTATACCTTTAACTATACCACTACAAGCGGCAAGTCCAAATGCCTCCTCTCCATATAGGGGTTTAATAACCTTCTCAGACATATTAATTAGCGCCTCTCTGGGGCTTATAGGGTGTCCTCTATAGGTTAAGTAGTAACTTGGTAGCTCTTTGTTCTCTCTAGTATATAGCCCATCCCACACTCCATCTGAGATACCATATGTTGATTTAACTAGGGCAAATAGAGTCTCCTTAAACTCTAAATGCCCCACGTTATGACCCTCAAATCTGAGCACCTCTTCCATGTAATCTACAGCCGCATCCTTACCTGAGTCTGGGGGAGCGTTAAATACAATTACTCGTTTTTTCATAATTCTACCCCTAAATCAATAATCAACTGAGCCAGTTTATCTTCACCTATTTCCCGCAACTGTTCCTTAATACGTTCTTTGCGTTCGTCGGGTTGAGGTAGGATTGAGTCTGGATTGATTCTGTAATTATACCCATCTATAAAATCAGTTTTATCAAGCCATACCCCATTAACAAATACTTGCAAATCAGCACCAGCAAGCATAGCCTCGCACAATTCTCTATACTCCTCTCTTGGTGGATTGCGGTATTTTTGAGGTGCTAGTTTGCAATGATACTGGTAAAAGTAATTGAAGTCACCCTTGTCATCAATAATACTGTAAGTACCGTTAGTAGAATCAAGGCTATAAATCTTATATCTTTTCCCAATAGTTAAATCTTCATCATCATCACTAACATTAACAACCCAATCACCTACTTTTACATTACTCATATCCCTACTCCTCTATCTTTTATAAGCTACGTACAAAAAGTAAATTAAACAGCAAAATAAAACTAATGCGATTGGACCCCATAATGGCACTGTGACATACCACCACGACCACGCAATAACACCAGTTAACTTTAATATGGTAAATGCAATTGTTAACGCACCTAAAAATCCCATGCCGTCTGAACTATTTTGATTTGAATTACTCATAATATTCCCCTTAAGTTAAATATTTACTTGCCTCTAATGCGGCTGACATAGTTTGGTATTTACAGACTTCATAGCTCTTACCTCCATACGCCATATGCTCATACAGAACATACCACAGGTTATCTTGACGGTATTCTTCTGCAATAGACCAGTCAGGGTCATCTCTAAACCCTTGAGTAAACACCTTACCTTGTGGATCGTAACTCATAGTAATATTATTCATATCTGTATAGCCTCTCTATGTATTCATTAACAGTGATTTACGTTTCTCCTTACTAAGAGTGTTAGCCCTAGTTCTAAGTATCTTACCACAGCCGTTACACTTAACCAAAGGAAATCTTGATAAGGTGGTATTGTAAGTCTTATCTGGAATTGGTGTCAGATCATCACTGCCACAAGAATTACATCTAGGCTTATCATCATCATAGAATAACGCTAGGTTAGGTGAGTTTGAATCCCAATGACGAACAGCCATATAAACTCTTTCTAAGACGTTTATGTCCTCATCACAGTAAGCTTGCATCTCATCTAAGGCGTCTACATCATCATTCATGCAATCAATCCAAAGTTTTAAATTAGTCCCTATCTTACCTTCTTCAACTGCACTAACATACTTAGACACGAAATCCATTTTATTACTAGTGATAGCAAAATTACCTTTACAAATAAGCATAGGATCAATAATCTTGTAGGGTGCTGGCTCAGGTAATCCATACTCCAGAAACTTAGCATTCATCTTCTTCCTATCAAAACTCTTGCCATTATAAGCTATGATAATATCAGCCTCATCAATTAGTGTCCACAACTTTTCGACTACGTATCTCTCATTGAACCTGAACCTCTCCACATGAGTATCATCGAAGTTGTTATGGACGCTAGAGTTGAGCATTTTTTCTGTTCCTAACCACTTAGCACTCCAACAGATAATGTACCAATCCTCGACTATAGCTCCTATGCTGATGTTCTGCTTCCAGAGACTCCAAAAGTAACCTAGGATCATACTAGTTTCTAAGTCATAGAGAAGTATCTTAGGTTTATTCTCTGGCACTACTACCTCTTGCATAAACTCAGGGTCATTCTTAAATTTTCTTAGGTAGTCACTAATAGTGCTCTTTGGCTTACCAACAATCTTAGCAATTTGTCTCCAAGAATTTTCTGTAGTTACCATTAACTCTAACGCTTCTTTTTTCCACTTACTACTCATTATTAGTTATCTCCTGTTTCTAGGTTTTCATCAGCCCACTCTATTAAATCACTCTCATCAAACACATCCTCTGGACTGAGATTCGCGTTTATCCAATCAATAGCCTCTCCTAACACATTATTCACTATAAGACTCTGTAAAAATTCTTTTTCATCTGATCTACCTACAATCATACAGTTAACTCCTCAGTCACTTGTTGTCTACGTAGTTTAGCATTTCCTAAAGGAACTATGCCCTTTGAGGTCAGCCAAGGTTTTCCTGAGTCCACTCTCATAATCTCTATTACATCCTTCTGAATAGCGGCTTGCTCAAAACTAATACCCTCCTTTTGGCTGTATGATATAATCCTATGGCATTTCTGACACTGAGCCTCTAAATCCTCAAAGTTGACAAAGAGAAGTTTAGCCGCAAACTCCCCTAGGTCCTGTTTGGTTTTTAGTGTTCCCGCCTCCTTCTTGTGGTTAATTTCTATTGTGTAAAGAGGTTTACCTGTAGCGGCTGTGATCCTATCTCTAGTGGCTTTGGCTACTGGATTAGAGAACTTACCTCCACAAGTCACGCACTTCATTCCCCAGACAGTTTCATTCCTACCATTAGGGTTGGGGTTAGGTACTCTTATACGGTTCTTCTTGACGTACTCTATTTTTACTGGGTTACGTGATGAGCCTTTTCTCAACACCCCTCTAACCCAGTTCCAATACTGAGACTCTGATGTCCAAGGCACACCCTTTATTTCCCAAGGCTTAGTCTCACTCATTAGTCAGGTACACCTGTTGAGATAAACTCTCCTCTTCCCAGTCAGAGTGATCAGGTTCACGGTCCCTTACCTTATACTCGTCAATAGTGTTAAGGGGAATTTTATAGCGAGTTACAGAGTTAATGACTAAATCTCCCTCGAACTCATAGACATCCTCAGCATACCATATCGGGTCATACCAGTCCAATGTCCCATCTAAATACTTTACTATACATTCTAAGTCTTCAATCATTTCTTTTAACTCCTATTCTTTCCCTAGCTATCTCAAAATAACCAGCGTCCAGCTCTATGCCGATGAATGACCTGCTTAGATTCTTAGCCGCAACACCTGTTGTTCCGCTACCCATTGTAAAGTCTAAAACGGTTTCGCCTTCGTTTGTGTAGGTTTTGATTAGGTATTCCATTAGGGCTACTGGTTTTTGTGTTGGGTGAAACTTAGCTTTACTATCTACTGTATGTTTTGTTATTGATAAAGGATAGTTTGTGTGAGTCTGAATAGCATCTCTATTTGCTAGTCCGTAACACTCTCCACTCGATCCAACCCCTTTAGTGCCCCTATCCCCTCTTGAGATTGTAGGAAAGTCTTTTTTAAGTAATCCCTGAGGGTTATATGTACATTGTTTGCCATAAAAAACTACAATATCCTCATGCTTAAGTAGCGGTCTTTTCTTAGCATTAAGATGTCCAGTTGCTTTAGATTTCTCCCACACCCAACAATACTTAAACATTTTTATATTGCTAGATATTAGATTTGTTGTAAACGGCTGCGATGCTGTCATTACGATTGCCCCATTAGACTTTATAATACGCTTCAACTGCTCCCACATTGGCTGTAGTGGTATAATTGAATCCCACTTACAAGCTGTAGTTCCGATTCAGCCGTAGGGCGGATCGCACAGAACACAATCAACAGAACCGCTCGGAATGCTTTTCATAACTTCCAAACAGTCTCCATTAATTAACGTGTTCGGCAATACACGCCCTACGGACTGTACCTCCTTCTCGTTAGTTATAGTAAACATTATATTAAATACTCCTTCATATTTAGCTTTAAATTATCCCACTCAATATGTTCATTTCACTTCTT